ATAAAAGGTCTAAGTGGTATGGTATGACTCCTAAAGAAATTATAGCAGCATGGGATAATGAAACAACAAGGGCTATAACTTTAGGAAACTTCTATCATGATCAAAGAGAATCAGATATGTTAGGTTTAGATACTATTGGAAGACAAGGTGTAGAAGTACCTATTATCAAACCTATAGAAGATGAAGAAGGAATGAAAGTATCACCTAATCAAAAATTAGTTGATGGAGTATATCCTGAACATTTAGTATATCTTAAATCAATTGCTTTATGTGGACAAGCAGATGTAGTTGAAGTAGTTAATGGTTATATTAATATCAATGATTACAAAACAAATAAAGAAATAAAGAAAAAAGGTTTTACTAACTGGGAAGGTATTACAAATAAAATGTTTAGACCGCTTAATCATTTAGATGATTGTAATTTAAATCATTATAACTTACAATTGAGTATTTATGCGTATATTATTAAGAAGCACAACCCCAAATTAAAGATAGGTAAACTTACAATACAACATGTTAAATTTAAACAAGTTGGTGAAGATAAATTTGGTTATCCAATTAATGAACATGTAAATGGGGAACCTGTTTTAGATGAGATAAAAATATATGAACTACCATATTTAAAAGATGAAGTAAATTCATTAGTAATGTGGTTAAAAGATAACCCAATTAAGAAATGATTACCAAGACAGAAACAAGATTAGAAAAAAGAAAACAAGCATTAATTAAAAGACCTATAATTACATTAGGTCAATATTTAAGAACAAGAAGAACAACTTAAAAAATAAATTATGGCATCATTCCAATTAACAGAAGTTTTTGTAGCAGCTCAAAGACCTGCTACAGATCCACCTACAATGTATGTAGTACAAGGTACCCAAGCACTTATAGCTATAAAAACTACTTCATTAAATGCAGTTAAAGCAACATATCAACTAAATGGTAGTATATTAGATGTACGTACAATATTTATAGATGGTTCATCAGTACCAATTTATGTTACTGAAACATATGGTGAAGTAAAAGCACTCATAGATGGATTATAAAAATATAAAACTATGATAGTAAAGTTATTTGATATACAAAACAATAAGGTGGTAGTAACAGAACATTGTTATACGTTACCCTTCTTGAAAAGTATAATGGATGAGTATCCTGATACATATTTACAAGTATATAAATATGTATTTTATATGAGTTGTCCTAATCCAGATATGAATCCGTTTTTTAATTTACCTGAACATGAAAAAGAAGATATAATCATTGAAGAAATTAAATTAGAGGAATCTACTGAAGATCCAAAAATTAGATATGCTTTAGACATGTGTAAAAAAATGTATGAGACACCTACTTTCAGAGCTTATGTGGGTATTAAATCTATGCTTGATAGATTGGGTAGATATATGGAAGTTACACCAATAGAGCACGGGAGAGACGGTAATATAAACTCAATGGTTAATGCAGCTGCAAAATTTGAGCAAATAAGACAATCATATAAAGGTGCATTTACGGATATGCAAAATGAACAAGAAAGTTCAGTACGTGGAGGCGCAGGATTAGCATACGATCAACTATGATAAACAACAAAAAGACTCAATGGCATTTCTGCTATTGGGATGAAATAAATTTCAAAAATATAAAACCAATAGATGAAAAATCAAATAGTAGTACCAGTAGGAAAGAAGTTATTAATAAAGGAGATAAAAGCAGAAGTTAAAACTGCATCAGGAATAATTATACCAACAATTGCACAAAAAGTAACATACAAAGGAACAGTAGTAGGCGTTGGTTTAGGTATTGATGAAATAAGTGTAGGTGACATTGTTCAATATGCAGAACATGCTATGCCAACACCAATGACTCACCAAGGTGAAGAACATTTATTAGTTCAAGAAGGAGATATATATGCAATTGTAAGATATGAGTAGAATTATTCCTACATATGAAAATGGGAAATGGAGTACAACAGAATTTTCCAATGATGTTATTTTTAGAGAATATTTAGAATCTATATTTAAAGAGCCAGGTGAGTATAATTTTACTAACATGGCTTTTGAGTTTAATGCAGAAGCTAAAAAATTTACTAAAGAAGGATACTATTGTGATGCACCTTTTAGATCTAAGGATTTTACAACTTATTGGGAAGATCAAAAAAATAAATGTAGAGTAGGAGTATTATATAAAGAAGGAGATAAACATTGGTATTTAACTAGAGATTACTACATGTGGTTAAATTTTCTTCCAATCTTTGATAAAGAAGAAAAACATTATGGATTTGCAAAAGTAAGAGATGCTCAATATCATATGGCTATGTATGAAATTATAGCAGAACTTAATCATAAACATGTTGCAATACTAAAAAAGAGACAGATAGCATCCTCTTATTTTCATATGGGTAAAATTATAAACCAATACTGGTTTGAAGAAGGATCTATATGTAAAATAGGAGCATCACTTAAAGATTATATTAATGATAAAGGATCTTGGAAGTTCTTAGAAGAATATAAAACTTTTCTTAATGAACATACAGCTTGGTATAGACCTAGTAATCCTGAGAAGGTTTTATTATGGCAACAACAGATTGAAGTCAAGGTAAATAGTAGAAAAACATCTAGAGGATTAAAATCTAAAATTCAAGGTGCATCATTTGAGAAAAATGCAACTACTGGAGTAGGTGGACCATGTACATATTTCTTTCATGAAGAAGCGGGTATTGCTAAAAACATGATGCAGACATATGAGTACTTACGTCCTGCAATGTCTTCAGGTATGATGACAACTGGGCAATTTATTGCAGCAGGATCAGTGGGAGACTTAGAACAATGTAATCCTTTGAAGGATATGATACTTAGTCCTGGAGCTAATGATATATATGCGGTAGAAACTAATCTAATGGATAAGGATGGTACCATTGGTATGGCTGGATTATTTATTCCAGAACAATGGTCTATGCCTCCTTTTATAGATTCATTTGGTAACTCATTAGTTGAAGAAGCAGTACAAGCAATTAATATAGAAAGAAGCAGATGGAAAAATGAATTAAGTGGTGAACAATTTCAATTAAGAATTTCTCAGAAACCATTAAATATAGCTGAAGCTTTTGCTTATAGAAAAGAATCAATATTTCCTCAAGGAGTATTAAGTAAACAACTAAAGAAAATTGAAGAGAAAGAATACTCTTATGAACTAATAGCTTTAGATAGAGATCAAACAGGTATAGTTGCTAAGAGAACATCTAAACTTCCAATTACTACTTTTCCTGTAAATAAGAAACAACAAGATAAAACCGGATGTATAGTTGTATGGGAAAGACCTATCCCATCTCCCGGCTTTGGTGCATATTATGCATCTATTGATCCAGTGTCAGAAGGAAAGACAACTACATCAGATTCATTATGTAGTATTTTTGTATACAAGAATGCAACAGAAGTTACAAGACAAATGAAAAGTGGTGATACTGAACAATTTATTGAAAGAGATAAAATAGTTGCAGCTTGGTGTGGGCGTTTTGATGACATAAACAAAACACATGAAAGATTAGAAATGTTGATTGAATGGTATAATGCATGGACTATAGTAGAGAATAACATCTCATTATTTATTCAGCATATGATTGCCAGAAAAAAACAAAGATATTTAGTTCCTAAACAACAAATATTATTTTTAAAAGATCTTGGGTCAAACAGAACAGTATATCAAGAATATGGGTGGAAGAATACTGGTACATTATTTAAAAGTCATTTAATATCTTATGCAATAGAATTCTTAAGAGAAGTAATTGATGAAGAGTTAGATACTGAAGGTAATGTAATGTCTCAAACTTTAGGTGTAGAAAGAATTCCTGATCCTATGTTAATAAAAGAAATGCTAGCTTATTATCCTGGATTAAACGTAGATAGAATGGTTGCATTTGGTGCATTAGTTGCATTTGCAAAAATACAACAATCAAATAGAGGTTATTCTAAAAGACGGGAATCAGACGGTAATTCCTTGGTAAATTCAGAAAAAATAAGTAAATTAAAGTATAGTCCGTTCAAAAATATAGGACGTGGCAATAGCGGTAACAATTCTAGAGGTGGAAGATCTGGCTTTAAAAATTTTAAATAAATGAGAGTATTAAATGCAATGCAACTTAAGAATGGTGCTAAAGCAGAAAGTGGAGATACATTTTCTAGTTTAACACAACCAGTTCAGTTTATATCTTATAAAGAAAAAACAGATGATTGGGCCGCTTGGAATTTAGATTGGTTAGAGCTACAGGGTATTGAGTTTCTACGTGTAAATTCTAGAAGACTATTAAAAAACTATAAATTAGCCAAAGGTATAATTGATAAAACAGATTATATTGTAGAGCCAGATAATGATTATAAGGACATGATGGATGTTCTTACAAAAGAAAATGATTCAGCATTAGAATTAAAATTTTATCCAATTGTACCTAATGTAATTAATGTACTTACAGGTGAATTTGCAAAAAGGTATTCTAAAGTTCAATTTAGAGCAGTAGATGATGCATCATACAATGAGATGCTAGAACAGAAGAGAATGCAAATTGAAGAATCATTACTAGCTACAGCTGAATCACAGATGATATCTAAAATGCTTGAGCAGGGTATGGATCCATCATCTGAAGAAGCACAAGCTGCATTAGCACCAGAAAATATAAAATCATTACCAGAAATAGAAGACTTCTTTAGTAAATCATATAGAAGTATGGTAGAAGAGTGGGCATCCCACCAACTTGCAGTAGATGATGAAAGATTCAAAATGCAAGAACTTGAAGAAAGAGGATTTAGAGATATGCTTATTGCAGATAGAGAGTTTTGGCATTTTAGAATGTTAGAAGATGACTATGATGTTGAGCTATGGAATCCTGTATTAACTTTCTATCAAAAATCACCAGATCAAAGATATATAGCTGATTCAAATTACGCAGGTAAAGTAGATTTAATGACTGTATCAGATGTTGTAGATAGATATGGTTATCTAATGGATAATAAACAATTAGAATCTTTACAAAGAATTTACCCAGCTAGATCAGCTCAATATCAAGTAAATGGATATCAAAATGACGGTGCATATTATGATGCAAGTAGATCACATGAATGGAATACAAATTCTCCTGGTTTAGCATATAGGCAATTTGTAAGTAATTATCACAATGATCCGTCAACAGGTGGTGACATACTTGGTGAAATATTAAATGAGAATGAAGATGTTTCAATGTGGGGTGAAGGTAACTTAATGAGAGTTGCAACTATATATTGGAAAACACAAAGAAAAGTTGGTCACTTAACCAAGATAGAATTTGATGGGGAAATTACCCAAGAGATAGTAGATGAAACATTTAAAGTAACAATAAAAGGTGTATATGATACATCAATATTCAAAAATAAATCAAAAGATACTTTACTAGAAGGTGAGCATATTGATTGGATATGGATTAATGAAGTTTGGGGTGGTGTAAAAATTGGACCAAATCTTCCTGCTATGTGGAGATCAACTATGGGTGATAATGTAAACCCAATTTATGTAGGTATTAATAGAACTAAACCTGGTAGATTACCTTTTCAGTTTAAAGGTAACAATACACTTTATGGATGTAAACTTCCTGTAGAAGGAAGAGTGTTTTCAGATAGAAATACTAGATCTACTTCTTTAGTAGATTTAATGAAGGCATATCAAGTTGGATACAATATGGTAAATAACCAGATTGCAGATATCTTAATAGATGAATTAGGAACAATAATAATGTTTGATCAAAATGCTTTACCACGTCACTCTATGGGTGAGGACTGGGGTAAAAACAATTATGCTAAAGCATTTGTAGCAATGAAAGATTTTCAGATGTTACCTTTAGATACATCTATAACTAATACAGAAAATGCTACTAACTTTAATCACTATCAAACTCTAAACATGGAGCAGACTGGTAGATTAATGTCAAGAATACAATTAGCAAATTATTTTAAACAACAATGTTTTGATGCTATAGGTATTAATCCACAACGTCTAGGAGGAGCTGTATCAGCTCAAACTGCTACAGGGGTAGTTCAGGCTATGCAACAATCATACGCTCAAACAGAGATGTATTTTGTACAGCATTCAGATCATTTAATGCCAAGAGTGCATCAGATGAGAACTGACTTAGCTCAATACTACTATAGTACTAACCCAAGTGTTAGGTTATCATACATATCTACTGAAGCGGAAAAGATCAATTTCCAAATTAATGGGACTGAATTACTACTTAGAGATTTTAACGTATTTGCAACTACAAAAACTAATCATAGAGCAATCCTTGAAAACTTAAAGCAAATGGCTTTAACAAATAATACAACAGGAGCAAGTATCTATGAGTTAGGTAATATTGTTAAGGCTGATTCAATTGCTGAAGTATCAGATATACTTAAAGACTCTGAAACAAGAGTTCAAGCACAAAGGCAACAGGAAATGCAACAACAACAACAAATGCAACAAGAAGCTTTACAAGCTAAACAGCAAGAAGAGCAAATGAAGTTGCAATCTGAAAAGCAAGAAAATGATAAAGATAGACAGAATGATATCACTTTAGCTGAAATAAGATCAGCTGGATTTGGAGCTCAATCTGACATAAATCAAAATCAAATATCTGATTATCAAGATGCTATGAAAGGCATTAGAGAAACTACTCAATACAGAGAGCAGATGAATATGAAGCGTGAGGAAAATGCTAATAAAACCATGATAGAATCATCAAGGCTTCAGGTTGATAGAGAGAAGATTAATGCATCAAGACAAATAGCAGATACTAAACTTCAAATTGCAAAAGAAAACAAAAATAAGTACGATGTAGCTAAACCTAAAGATAAAAAATAGACGTTAGCTATATACTGCAAATTATTTTTAATTTTATTAAAATATTATAAGTTTAATGTGATAAACATTTCTTATATTATATATGTAAGAAGTATGAATATTTAAACCAACAATAATTATGAATTCAACACAAGAACAAACTGTGAACAGTAAAGTAGAGCAAAAAGATGTTAATCTAGATGAAATATTCAATGCTGCCCCTAGTGGAGCTGATATGATTCAACAAGATGACAAGCCTCAAAAAAATATATTCTCAGGTCTACGTGATAAAGTAGATATGACATTTGCTGATCCAGATAATGATGGAGTAGATGATATAACTGCTAAAGTTGAAGAAAAAGAAGAAGTAAAAGAAGAAGGTGATTTATTAGAAAAAGAAGAAGCAAAAGCTGAAACAGAAACTAATGAAGATGCTAAAGATATATTGGATTCTTTTTCAGAAGATGAAAGTGAAGATGAAAGTGAATTAAAGCCAAAAAGAGGTAGAAAAGAAATCAATGGTATTTCAGATGTATTTGCTAAACTTATTAAAGATGACAAAATTGTTGCTTTTGATGACGATAAAGATTTAGCTGAATACAGTGCCAAGGATTGGGAAGAACTTATTGAAGCTAACCTAGAAGAAAAAGCAAATGAAGTAAGACGTGAAACACCAAAACAATTTTTTCAGAGTTTACCACAAGAATTACAAATTGCTGCAAAGTATGTAGCTGATGGAGGAAAAGATCTTAAAGGTTTATTTTCTACATTGTCTGAAGTTGAAACAACTAAGACATTAGACGTAAAGAAAGGTAGTGATCAAGAAAAAATAATTACAGAATATTTGAGTGCTACTGGTTATGGTACTATGGAAGATATTCAAGAAGAAATTGAGATATGGAAAGATTTAGGTAAATTAGAATCACAAGCTAATAAGTTTAAGCCTAAGTTAGATAAGATGCAGGAAAAAGTTATTTCTCAAAAATTGCAACAGCAAGAATTGAGAAAGAAACAACAAGAAAATGCATCACAAGCATATATGAAAAATGTATATGAAACATTAAAAGACGGTAAGCTGGGTGAAATCAAAGTAGATAGAAAAACTCAAGCTATGTTATATAATGGTTTAGTACAACCTAACTATCCTTCTGTAAATGGTAAGAACACTAATTTATTAGGGCACTTATTAGAGAAGTATCAATTTGTTGAACCTAACTATGGATTGATTTCTGAAGCATTATGGTTATTACAAGATCCAGAAGCTTATAAAGCTAAGATCATGAGTAAAGGTGCACAGGCTACTATAGAAAAGACAGTAAGGAAATTAAAAACTGAACAGTCAAGTGCAGGTGGTGCATCATTAGGAGTACACCAAGCAGAAGAAGATAATAAACGTAAGTCATCTAGTAAAAGAAAAATACAAAGACCGGCTAACATTTTTAAAAGAATTTAATTAGACAATTAAATATAAACAAGTAAAAACAATTATTAACAAACAAAAACAATTAGAATTATGGCAACTCCAGTATTAAATAATGGGATTTTCCTAAGAGATACAAGCTACAAGGCAAGTTCTCATGTTGATTCTTATCACCTTACCCAAATGCTCGGTAACCCGGAGCCTATGGATATGGGACCAATTGATTTATGGGCAATGACCCAAAAGGTAGAAATGCCTTTATATCAAATGGCTTCATTCGGTGGAAAGAATACTATCATGGTGGATAACGCTCGTGGTGAGTACAAATGGCAAACTCCTATTGCACAAGATCTTCCTTACATTGTAGCGGATATCGAGGCAGCAAACACATCAAAAGGTATTGATGGTACACTTTTTAGAGTGAAGATCAATAAAAGAACTTTTGGACATGGTGACATTATTACTTATGATAAGTATAATGGACTTGAACTTTACATCACAGCTGATGATATTATCCCAGCAGGTGACGGTTTTGTTTATACTGTTCAATTAGTTAACAACAACAACGCAGC